GCATATACTACAAAGAACTGGAAAGAACCTGCTGATGGAGCATTTGAACCTGCAAGCAATGCAGTAATGGTCGTGTCAGCAGTTGTGACATTTGTGATGCCGTTTACTGTGGTAGTAGTGGCACCTAATGTTTTAGCGCCATTAATATCAGCAGTACCAAGCATGTCAACGTCACCACCTGTTACACCGTAGCTTACTGCGTTAGCACCACCGACAGTGGCTGCAGCAGTACACTCAGAGCCAGCAGCAAGAACCACACAATTGTTTGGAACTACACCGATTTCGTGAGTTGAGCTAGTTGTAAGACTACCGTGAGCAATCACGGCAGTCTCAATACGAACTGGAGCTTGTAAAGCCATTGGTTAATACTCCCTTATGCCAAGTTGTATTTAGCAGTAACAAGAGCTTCTGGGCGAAGTATCTTCCTACCGTAAAGGTGCATACCACGAACAATGTCAGCGAAGCTGTCAGGGTCACGGTAAGTTTCAGTCTTGTTGATTTGCTCAGCAGTTGCTACAGCAGAATCATGACCAGCTACAATCGCCCCATAGTTAGCGTTTTGGTTTGCTGTACCTGTGGTTGCAGAACCAGTACCAACTGAAGGCAGGTTGCTTGAAGTGTATACACGGAAACCGTGGAAGTTATTCAAGACCAGACCATTACGTAGTCCACCTGCTTCACCGAAGTCTGAATTAAAGAGGCGTGAATCCTCGTCACGAAGTACTTCCATGAACACTGGGTCAACTACCAGCCACCTTCCTTGAGTATCAACTTGCTGTTGATCCAAGAGGCGAGCCATACGAGCAACAACCATTGCTGGTGAAGCGTATGCTGTTGGAAGGGCTGTGGCACCAGGCAAACGTGCTGCAACTGGAATCGAGTGATCACCAGCAGAGCCTGTTGTAATGTTACCAAAGTCACCTTTTTTCAGTTTCATGCTTGAAAGCAATTCATCTGAACCGGCAGTAGTTACTGCTTTAGTGCCGTTTACTTGGTCATTGACAGTATCGGCATCTGTGTGCAAAGCTGATTGCTTGTAGCCAGCCAAGTAACCAAGAACTTCTTGGTCGTGCTGGTCAGCCAAACGATAAGCTGCACGGTTGGTTGCAAGATCCATGAAATTGACATGGGAATGGGCTTCCTCGATATCGTCGATTTTAAAGGCAAAATAGTTAGCTTTATCAACGACTAATGAGAAATCCTCATCATCAAGATCTTGTGCTGAGATGTTAGTACCACGAGCGTATGAGCTTACGGAAATCTCAGGTTCTTTAATAATTTTGACCGTATCCCCTTGGGCTGCGATCTCTCCGAAATAATCAGAGTTGGTGATGTCACCACATACAGTACTCTTGCGGAAAGCAAGCTGTACTTTTTTAGAGTAGATTACGGAACTAAAGTTGCCGTTTGGCAAGTTACCGTATCCCCCTGCTGTTGTAAAAGCCATAGTAAATCCTCCATGATATTTGGCTTAATAAATAAAACCCACACAAGGTGCTTAAGGTTAATCGAGTTATGTGTGAGTTTCGGGATACAAAGCTTAAACACCTATAAAGAGGCTGATTGTTTTTTAGGGTGCGTATTGTATCCAGTCGGCCAACCAGATATTTAACGGGCCTATACTTAATCAGGTAGTTCTTATTTTGTTTAGACTTTATGTAGTAAGGTTTGGGAAAGGTTTATAGTATAAGAGGTAGTCTAAAAAGAGGCTCTTAAAACTATACGTACTTAGTTATATGTACAAGAAAGGATTTGTCAACACCTATCGTGCACTACCACTAAGATCATACACGAATTTCCCTGTTCGCATAGCCTTAGTAATTTCTGCTTCACGAGATTCAAACTCTCTGGCTGACATCTTAGCAACCTCTGACTCTCTAATCATGGAGCCAGCTTCAGTAGGATCAACTTTAGTTCTTGAACCTTTGCCAATAGTTTTGGCTGCTGCCTTAGTCTTAGCCTTTTTAGCTTGAGGAGTTTCTCCGCTGTCAATCTTATAGAGATCAATCACTCTAACCACTGAGTCAGGATCGTCCATGTTTTCGTATAAGGCATCACGTACCCATTTCGGTTGTGCTTCTGCCCAAGAGTGAAACTCGTCTGATTCTCTTAGCTTATCAAAGTCAGGATGAGATTCTCTAATCTTACTCTCAGCTGTCTTACGCTCTGCCTCATACTGTATTTCATCTAACTGAGACAACCTATCTTCAGCTTTCTTAAACATCTCTTGAGCTTTTTTAGCAGCGATAGTCTCAACGATACCAGCTACGTCAGGATATTCTTTAGCCCAATTCTCAATGTCTTCATCTGACTTTGGTGGAACGATAGACTCTTTACGCATTCTATCTTCAAAGCTGCTAAACTTTTCTTCCCACTCTTTTTCTTTTTGCTGCATATGACGGCGTAGGTCACCATAGCGTTTCTTAAAAGACTTTTCCTCAGAGCTTAGGTCTGAGTCATCTTCTTGTGCTTCAACTTCAATGTTGGCTTCTTCTTGTTGGGTATCACCCGTGGTCTGTACTTCGGTTGCCTCAAGTCCCTCGCCATCGGATTCCTCTTCGACGGTTTCACCTCTGGCCTCCGCTTCTAGTTTAGCAATCTCTTTTTCTTCATCTTGTATACGTTTACGTTTAAGTTCGTAGTTATAACCTCGATCAACAAAACCTGCTGTCTTTGGGCTTTCTACTTGTGTTAGTTCAGGCATATCTTTCTCCTTATGTTGGGGCCAGCGGAATGCTGGGTAGCCTTATCTTTCTTTGGAATGCCTAGGGGTTTAACGTGATCCTAAGCCAGCACGTTTCATTTGGGGTTGTTCTGTATCTGGTTGTTGTACTGGGGCTGCTTCTACTGGAACATCCCTAGGAAAAAGACCTTGCATCTCAGGGAAGAGTTTACCTAAAGCATCTCCTATAGGTGTCTCAGGTACTCTTCTAAGAACTGATTTATCTTCCTCAGGTAAATTTAAAAACCTATTCAGAACTACTTCTTTGTATTCTTCAATACCTTCCATTACTTGATCCAATCTTTTTCTAGTCTATTAACCATTGCCTTGTAGGTAGTATAAGCGTTATCAAGCATATCCTTTTTGATATACTCAACAGACTTATCAACCTGAGATCCAATCCAGTCCCAGTCTTTATGATCAGATGGAATAGATGCAACAATCTGAGGAGCTACTCTGTAATACTTTTCTACCTCTTCTGGTATACCCACTAAGTAAGTATCTCTAAAGTTTCTTAGGGTAGTCAATGTCGGTCCATTATCCGCTTCACCTCTACGTTCAACAATAGCTGTAGTCAGGAAGCAACCACCGCTATCTGAAGCCTCATTAGCATTGTCTGTATTAGAACTATCTCCAGCAGCCGACTCATTAGCCCGTCTGTTAGCTGTAGCTACGTAGTGATCTGTTAAGGCAGGGTTAGCCGCCAGAGATTCTTTCTCTCTATCTGACAAGTGATTAGTTACGTTAGCACTTGTGTTAGGATTAGTCTTATCTAGTCGAGTAGACTTGTTATTACTTGTAGAAGGTTTTGCAGCAGGCTTTGCTGCGGGTTTTGCTGTAGGCCTTGCCTTAGGTCTAACTGTTGTTGCCCCTGGTTTAAATACGTTTACTGTCTCACCCTTATCACTGGTTGAAGTTCCCACAAAAGTACCGCCTAAGTCTTCACCTCTGATTGGACCTTTTCTTACAATAGAACCGTCATCGTCAACAGTGGCACCCTTATACCCTGGGCTTTCTGCTATAATGTACTCGTTGACGTTTTCTTTACCTTTATCACTTAAGTCTTTGAAGTCAATAACAGCATCCTCAGGTGCATCTATACTTGTAGCAGCTTCAATAGCGTTGTTAAATCTTCTAGTACCTTTAGCTACGTACTCGTCAAGTGTGTCAACAACCCCCGGGGCATTTTTAATAAAGTTGTCTATTTCAGTTTGGATAGCTGTAGCATCCTCGTCTTTACCTAAGAACTCAGCCATCTGTAGGTTTGCTTGGGCCTTAGAAACAGCAGTAAGTTGTCCTGCAGCATTAGCCATACCAAGACCAAGACCTAAGAATGGATTAATAGCAGTAGCTACAATTCCAGCGCCTTGAGGTATTTTAGTGGCCCCTTCTAGTGCATCCTTAGCCCCTTGAAGAGGATCTTTTAGATTGACACCACTGTCCTCGTATAGAGCTTGAACACCTTCAGGAGTATTGGGATCTACCTTTGTTCTAATGTCTATGTCATCAGTTTGATCTTTGTCATCACTTGTTGCAACACCCTCAGTAGTTACCTCTGGTGCTGCCTCTTCTACACCAAAGTTAAGTTTAGTTCTGTTATCTGGGGTATCTTCAAGGAACTCACCAAAGTCAGCTGGAACAGTGCTAATCGGTCTACCATTCAAGATAAGGACGGATATTCTTCTGCCATCCTTGTGGATGTAAAAGGTTGTCTTCATACCACTTTCACCAGTAGGTGTCGCATCTGGTGTAGTAGTTGTCGTTGTTGAAACAGGAATAGCTGTTGTTGGAGCTTGTTCCATAGTTGTGTCTAATCCATAGATCTTATTTGGATCTGTAACAGTCGGTGTGCTTACCTGTGGTACTTGAGGTGTAGTAGGTGGCGTTGGGGCTGCTGAGACAGGATTTCCGAATGGATCTAACTGCTGGCCTTTGTAAGTTGTTCCTACAGAAACACCTTCAGCTGCTTTAAGAGGTTCTTTGTACATCATAGCTTGCTGCTGGTACGGATCAGTAGGAGCCATCTGTTGACCTACCATACCACCCATAGCCATACCAGTCGGTTCTTCTGCTGACATAACTTCTTGAAGTAAAGCCATCTCATCATCTGTTAGTTCATCATCATCTGGAATTGTCTCACCACCTATACGACCATTGACTTCCATCTGAGCAAGGTCAGTCTTAGCCTGAGAACGTAAGTCTTCGAAGAACTTAACACCATAGTATCGAGTAACGTCAGCAGGAACTACATACTCACCTTCGGACAGCATAGCTGGGATATCATCTCGTACTTCTTTAGGTGTTGATCCTGGTGGTACTTCATTCCCTGATACTGGATCAATTTCGTCTACATCACCACCAAGAGCATAACCAGCACGGCTAGACTTAAACACTACATCCATTTGATCTTTCATTGCCATACCGCCTTCGTTAAATTTTTGCGCAGAACCCATGCCCTCTGGTGCTGATGCTGTAGCATCTACCTCAATATAGTCGTACAGTGGGTGTTCTTTCTTACCTACTCTAATAGTTCCTATTTGATCACCAAGTGTAACGTCACCTACTGTAGCAGGACGTAGATTTGGCTGAGGTACTTCTTCTTTAATTTTTCCCGTATCTTTATTTTTACGTTTTACTTTCTTGGTAAGTCTGTCCATGCGAACAGGGCCAACAAACTGTGTATCTAAAGTATAGAAGTGACCTTTCTTACCACTCATACTTTGAACAGCAACAATAGGATGGTCTAAAGATCTTTTTCCTTCATCTGTTACCATACTAAATCTTTCAGGTTGAAGCAGGTTAGTACGAACTTCTGGTCCTGTATTACCAGTAGCAGCCTTATAGTTTGCCTTCATGTCAGCTATAGTTAAGGAAGGACCATCATAAAGGTTGGCACGGGCTACAGACTTATTGCTCTGCCCAAATGTTGTTTTCTTTTGAGAGGGGCGAGCAGATACAAATAAGTTTTCAAAGGTTTCATTGCTTACATCTTTAGGAGCACCCTTACCCATCATAATGTAATTACCGAACTCAAGGTCTAACTCGATGTCAGCATCTTGAAGCATACCAACAAACCTATCCCCTTTGTAACCTTTCTTAGAGGGGTCAAAGAACTTACCAGGTCCAGGCATAATACTTCCAGCTGTTTCAGCAGACATAGCTCTCCCTAACCTAGGGTCTAAGTCAGCAGCCAAATCCTCTGAGGGACGAAGAATAGCTTCACCTGTTTTTTTAACTTCTTTGCTAGTAGACTTAACTGGAGTCATTACCTCTTCAAAGGTATCTTTCTTTCGGATAGAACCTACACCAAATGCAGAAGTAGTGCTTGTATCGATCTCATACTGAGAAGCTTTATTCTTTAGAGCCTTTAGTCCTTTAGATCCGAACTTAATCGCTAAACCACCAAGAGCTATCATAGCAGCCTCAGTTGCAGCGGACTTCCCAGCCTTATTTAATTCCTCTCGAATGTAGTTATAGTTGCGTTCTTCTTCAGGTTTAGTATATTCATCTATAACATTAACTATGTTACCCCCAGCCTCATAGAAAGGAACTAGAGTTTCACCTGCTTTATCTAGGCCTGCCATAAGTTCTTCTTCAGAAACATTTTCCTTTAGGAAGGAACCAAAGCCACTAAAATCAAACGCACCTTCTCCTCTAAAACCAGGTCTACGAGAAAAGGGGCTAGTCTTCTTTAAGGGTGGCGTAGCTAGAGTAGTATCTTTCTTTTCAGTTTCAGTAGGGTTAGTCGATGGAGCCGAAAAGTTTAAGTCACCCATCTGATTTGATAAACCAAAAGTATCTTCTGACACCATACCCCCTTCGTTGAAACCTAACTTAATTTTAATCTTATCTAAAAAGGACTCTTTATAAGAAGGTGCTTGAGGTGGCTCTCCTGACTCAGTAAGTATATCTTGAGCAGCTTCCATTAACTTTATATAAGGCTCATACTTTTTAACTAAAAATTTTGACCTGTCTTCGGGTTTCTTTTTTATTAATTTTTGAAACTCTTTTATTCTATTTAAATCTACTTTGTCTAAGTCAGAAGCAGGATCTTCCCCTCTAAGAATAGAATTAGCTACATCATCAAACATCTCTGTAGTGCCTTCATGTGATTCTCCAGAAGCACCTATCAAAGCATTGAAAGCTCTCTTTCCGTATTTTTCTTGAAACTTTCTTTGACCAGCTAATGGCCCACCTGGGTCATTGTTTATTTCCTCAATAATTCTATCAAATCCTCTATGAGACATTTCATGTGACCAAGTACGGGGGTTAGCTGTATCAACGTCTGTTACAATAGAGTCAGGGGTTGTTGCTGAGGCAACCTCACTGGGAACACCCTCTGCTTTTAGCAATGAGGTAGCTTTTTTTTGGGATATATTAGACGGAACATAAAAGGCGTTATCCTTTATATCCAGACCAACTATTTTTTCTGAAAAACCTTCGGGTACTGTAAGGTTAGTTACTTTATCTCTTTCGTACCCCTTAAAACCTAAGCGAGCAATAGGATTCCAAGACATGGATGGATCAAACTCTGCCCTAGATTCTACGGTAGCTAGGCTGTATTGTCTTTCTGGATCACTGATTCTACGTCTAGGTGTTATAGACGTTTCAGGAGCAGAAGATTTCTTTTCCCCTAATCCCTTTGGTCTAGGTTTTGGTCTTAAGGATTTTTTAGGAGCCGCCATTTACTTTATCCCTCAAGCGAGTCAAAGATCGTAGAGCACGTACTTCACCTTGAAGTCTGTATAGTTCCTCTACTTCTGTTCGTTGTTCTAGCTGTTTGTAAGCAAACTGGATGCGAACCTCTAACTCTTCTAGCATCGCATCCCAAGAGTCTTTGTTATTAACTACTAACTTTAAGTTCATGCAGCACCTTGCTGCCCTGTATTACCTGAGAAGCCCTGTTCTCCTGGCTGAGGCGCTGTACCAGTTCCTATGTTACCACCCCCTGCTCCAGAAGTATCCTGTACTCTAGGGGCTGCTCCCGCTCCCTGAGGGCCACCCTGAGGTGAGGGTACACCTTGCTGAGGTTTTGCTTCAGGATTTTGAGCTTGGAACTCTTTTAGAAGTTCTGCTTGTAGTCTAGCATCAGCCATCGAGTTGACTACCTTATCGGGATCAAGATCCATAGACTTAGCAATCTCTCTGATAATGTAATCCATCTTAGAGAACGGAGCTAAAGTTGGATTCTGGGTAATCTGTAAGAACTGAAGTAAACGCTGGCTGCGAACTTCATTAGCCATTAAGCTTTCAGTACCTTGTGCTTTAACTTCTAAATCACCTTTAATCTCTTGATCAAAATCAAACTGCATATTAAAGTTAAAGAAAGCTTTACCTAATGGAGAAAGTAAGTAATCGTCTACGTTCTTAACCACATTACGAATAGAACCATTAGCAGCAGACATAAGCATACTAATACCGCTTGCAGTCCTACCAACACCGCTAACCCCTGTTTGACCATGTGCAAAAGACGGGAACCCTGTTGATTCATCTGCTAATACCCTCGCCTTATCGAAGAGTTGCATGTTCTCATTAGATACATTGGGAAACTTGGTCCCAAAGATTCCTTGACCAGGCGCCCCTCCCTGTCTCCTAAACACCTTGCCAGGGTACACGGAGAGGTCTTGCCCTGGGACGAGATTTGTCTCGTCAACCTCGATGATAAGATTGCCAGATAAGGCGGCATTGTCAACTGCCATTCTCATAAAGCCATTCATCAAAGTCTGCGTATCGTCCATATTCTCAGCAATACCTACACCAAAGAAGCTGTAAGGATTAACTTCGTAAGGTACAGCGTAGTAAGGAATGTAAGAAGGTGTAAATGGATTAAGAACTAAACGGAGAACCTGCCCATTGCAGATCCATACGTTTACAGAGACTTGGTCCACATCTTCCATATCTTCTGGGATGTCTACGTTTTGATCCTTTAGAATCTCAGTATCCATGTAACCCCAGAACTCTAAGACTTCAAAGCGTTCACTGCGTGACTCCTGCTCATCATCATCCATAGCTTGTTCCCACCACTCTTTAGTGTAGGATTCACCCATAGAGATTGCTGTATCAATAGAGTTTGTGCGGAAGAAAGGTCTGTTCTTAAGTGCTCTGAGTTGAGTACGAGACATCTTGTGACGCTCGATGATATACTCTGCGTCATCCATGTTAGATGCATCAGGATCTGGGTAGAAGTTCCATATAGAAACAGAGGAGCACTTAGGTACAGTCTTAATAAGAGGTGAGTAGTCTCCTTCTTCAGACCAGTTGGGGTACTCCTTGTCTACAGCAAACGGACCTTTCATAATGCCTGTACCAAACAGTGCACACTCAAAGGCTGCTGTACGTAGTTCTTTTCTAGCGTTTGATTCCTCTAGTTGATCATGGATCTTCTTCTCCATTTTCTTAGCGGAAATCATAGCTGGATGAAAAGTAATTTGAGTAGGTGACTCAGCTTCACCTTCCATAAGGTTTTCTTCTACGGGTGCTAGTTTTTCTTTTAGTCCAGCTAGTCTTTCTCTAAAATCTACAAGAGTTTCACCTGGCTCTAAGGTTGGAACGCCTTGATCCTCAGGGGCTTGTTGCTCATTCATTTTCTTAACAGAGTCTTCTGTCTCAAGACGAACAGCTTCTGTTACACCATCGGGTAAGATAGTGGGGTCAATACTAATAGGAAACTTGTTAGCTCCAAAAAGAACTTCTACAATCTGACCGTAAGCAGCTAGAACTTTAGTCTTTGTGACTTTAACAAACACTCTAGACTTTTCAGTAGAGGTAAACTGGACATCTGGTCCATACAGACCCCTGTAGTTTCTATAAGCTCTAATCCAGCGTTGCTCTTCTCCATTTCGAGCAGTCTCAGCTTTACTAAAACGTTGTTGGATATAACCTACAATAGTACCTACTAGAGGATCACTAGTATCATTCTCTTCGGTATCCTCAATGTAAGATACTTCAGCATCTTCCATATAGACTTCTTCAGCTAAGATGTCATCTTCTTCCATAAGTATTCCTTAATATCCAAACGTTGAGTCTGCTGCCTGAAAGCCTGTACGTTGTGAGCTAGAGTCAAAGTCAAACAAGTTACTTCTAGGTCTTGTCATAATCCCATACCGTAATGCATCGTATACGTGATCTTCTGCTTTTGTGTCTACATCTTCAGGGTTGTTTTTATCTATAGGCAAGGCGGGTAGTTGAGCTATCGTATTGTAGCAAGTACTAAAGAAAACTAATCGAGGCTCTTCAGTAAACTCATCTACCTGCAGTCTTCTGTGTAATTCGTTTTTACCTGCTATACGAGAACCTTTAGATCTATCTGCTGGTCTCCACCTACAACCTTTAACTATCATTTGTTCAGCCAGTGATGGCCCAGTGTCACCACGCTTATGCCATAAAGAACTATCCAGAACACCATATCTTATTTTCTCATCTGATTCAAGTTCTAAAACCATATCAGCTAAATCAGTTGCTAGTACTTTAGATACGTAAAGTTCCCGATAGACTATAAGCTGTTCATCTGGGGCAACAGCAAACCAAACAACAGCACTGTAAGATCCGTATCCGTAGTCAGCTGCTCTAAACCTAGGCCAGCTTTGAGGTATCTCATAAGGTTCTACCACATGTACTTTACGAGTAAATTCAGGAAAAGCGGCCCCTTCATTAATGTCCCAGTCTCCCTCAAGCAACTGCCTTCTTTGGTGCTCAGGCAGAGAGAGTAGGTTGGCTTCGTACATCCCGTCATCAGACAGGTAAGGATTATCAAACAAAGTCGCAGGAATAAACTTTCTCTTAAATAGAGGATCACCTTCCCTGCTATGTCCTTTAGGCCAACAGATAGTTTCTCCATCTTGATCTGTAGCCCAAAATGCACGATTAGGAGTACCTGGATCAATGAAGGTTCTTTTAACCCATTGATGACCTGGACCCCCTGGGTTACTCGTAGCCCTCATGTATAAGGGTAACCCCGAAGCTTTTGTAGTACGTAGCCTTGAACGCATGTAGTTCCAGGAATAGTCTGAAGGCCACTGTGTAAGTTCGTCAAAGCCAATCCAGTTAAAGGCCTGACCTTGGTATCTCATAACGTCATCGTCACGGTCTAGGTAAGACATCCAGAGAGTTGCACCACTAGGAGCTACCCAAGTCTTATCTCGTTCCATAAACTTAATACCTGGTATAGCCCTTGGGTATAGCTGCTTAGACACTGATATAAGTTCTCTTAACTCTTCTGTGCTTCTCCGTACAATTAACATCCTAGCGTTAGGGTTGTTTAAGTATCGCACTGGATCAGCTACTAGACTATACGACTTACCACCACCAGCGGCACCACCGTAAAGTACTTCTTGTTCTGTAGCGGCTAAGAAGTTTGTTTGAGGACCAGGGTTAGGCTCAAAGATAATATCTTGCTTAACTTGCTCTAAGTCTGCATCAGCTGGCTTCGGAACTGCTGGGGTCTGACTCACTGTCTCCAAAGATTCTTTTGGCAGCTCTACCACCAATTCTTTCTTTTTCGATTTTCTCCGCTTTCCTTGCCGCTTCTTTATACTTTTTGGCATACTTCCTATAGCTAGAGGAAGCTCGTCTGCGCTTTTCTTCGATCCTGACACGTTTGTCTAACCCTACATGTGATATATACCTACCTGACTGTTGAGATAACCACTTAGCTACTTGCCTTAGGCTGTACTCTCGTAGGAATAGTTTTGCTTTTTCTAAAAGTTCTAATTCTTCTGGTAAGGGTATTAATAAATCAGGATCTTCTTCATCCTGTTTGTATCCAAAGGGTACATGTCTTCCAACTCGTATAATCGGATACCACTCTCCGCTTTCTCCTCGTAGTGGTATCTGCCAGTCTATCTTAGCTGGATACTTTGCTTCAGACGCTCTAGCAGTTTTAATCTTCGGCATCACTATCTTTTGATGGTAAAATAAATAGAGGCTCTGATGCTTTAACCTCTATCTTGTCTGTCTTAGTAAAACCTGCTCGATCTAAAATGTCCTTAGCTGCTGTCATCTTTTCTTTGACACCTAGATCTGTTGGATCAGCCATTACACTAAACATAGTATACGCAGCCTTGGTGGATGACTGAGCAATAAATTTTTTAGTTCTCTCAACAATCTCATCTTCAATAGCTCCTACAACCTGTGCTGTAGCTACACCTTCGGCGTATCCTGCAAGCTTTTTAGCTTTAACAGGATCACCTCTGGCTTCATCAAACAGAACATCTAAGAACTTCTGTTGTTTTTCAGTTAGCTGTCTTGCCATAAACAAGTCCTTTGTAGTCTTACTGGTTTTGACCAAAGACCTTATTGTAAATCTCACCACGGGAAATACCCATATCGTGAAGGTCTTTGTCTTTGAGGTTCATAAGAACCCAGTAGTCTGCTCTACGTTGTTGATGCTCTTGAAAGCGTGTTAGTAAGTTTCTAAACATATTTCTAAATCTCCAGTTAATTTGTGCGTGTTGGCTAGGATACCAACTGGAGACTAGTTATATACGAATAGTTATATCATACTATAGATAAGATTGCAACCCCGTTATGCATTATCTACGATTCGGATCAAAGTACTCTTCTACTGAAACAAGCACTTCCATAGTATTAGTAGTTTCACCATATACCATAATCTTATCACCTGAGTGTAAGTTAAAGTATCCACCATCAACTAGATTAACTACAGAGTGTCCTGCCATACTAAGTCCATTAGCTATGTAATGATACTCGTTATCGTCGGCATGATAGAACTGTACAAACACTTTCTTAGTAGAAGTAGAACTATTACTAATGTGTAGATACCTAGTAATGGCACTAAAGTTAGCAGGGCAAGTATACACAGCGGTAGCACTAGCATCTGCCGAAGTAGATGCAATAGTGTACCCTTGTGTGTGAAACTTTGACTTACTTAGATCAGGCATTCACTTAATACTTACCTTCTACACCAAACTTTTTCTTATGTTGTTTAATGGTTTCTTCTTTGTACCTTGTCGTGTACTTCTTATTATTCCAAGTAAACGTAGGATTACCAGCTTTTCTGTTTCTAGCAAACGCTTTACCAAAAGACTCATTGGTTGTTGGACCAGCTGCTGGACGCTTCTTTGGTCTAACTGGCGTATTCTTTTTAGTATCTTCCCTGCGAGTAGGTGTGTTACTAGGATCTCTTGCAGGTGCTGTCTTCTTAACAGGTGCTGTAGTTTTAGGCTTTGCCCTAGTTTTCTTAGGTGGAGTAGCTGATACTGTATCTACTTCTGGTCCACCTTCAAGAGTTGATGCTCGAAGTCCAGCAGCCGCTGGGGATTTTTTAGGAAGAGTAGGACGCTTAGGATAGGTTACACCACCTGGTCCTTTAGGCATCAAAGGAGGCTTCTTTCTTGTCGGTGCCTTAGTAGAAGTTGAAGGCTTAGGGCTTGGCTTAGCTGGTACACTTGGCTTTTTAGGAGAAGCAGCAGATACCGAAGTACCTGATCCACTTGGTTTAGCTGGTGCTGTACGAGTATTAGAAGAAACCTTCGGGTCTGTCTTTGGTCTATAAGCTGGTGGTTGGTTCTTTCTGAACTGACCTGTACTAGAAGACCTTGGGTTTGGTAAAGTAGGAGCCTTAGTAATCTTAGCATCTGCTGGTACTTTACTTTTAGGAACTCTCTTACCACCTTGTCTTACTAAGTCATCCGCAACCTTCTTACTGTTGGTTCCAAGAATCTTTTTACCGATTTGAATTAGAATTTTAAATGCACTTGATGTTGCCATTGTCTTAGCCCTTATATGATGCGCCGCATTTGGCTTGGATAACACCGCCTGCTTTATAGCCTGATTTCTTTTTAGTCATGCCACCACCCATGTAGCCTGACTTCTTGGACATACCGCCCTTAGACATGTATCCCATTTTATTTCTTACTGAAGTAGGAAGTTTTTTAAGACCCTTCTGGTCTGCCGTAGGAGTTCTCATTGCTAGTGTACCTTTGTTTGCTCTGAATGGTTTTACTTTTTTTGCGATCTTTTTAGGTTGAGCCACAAACTGCTTACCTGCCTTAGTGCCTTGTCGTTTTGCTTTAGTAGTGGCTGCGTACTCACTATCACTAAGAGCATCAATAGCCTTAGAAGGTAAATACCTTTCACCAGTTTTAGCACTAGGCTTGCCACTTTTAGTGCGCCACTTTTGTTTGGTCCAGTTAGTTAGGCTTTGTTGAGACTTTGCTTTACTCATTTAATCTTGGAAGGACTTCAACTTTTATATCCTCCCCCTTTCGCTTTATATTGTTTTGCGACCATCTGGGCTTTTCTAGCTGACCACTGCCCTGGCTTTCCACCTTTGCCGCCAGCTTTGATAGAGCTAACAAGACGCCTACGCATACCAGGCTTAGTATAATTACCCGCTGCATTAACTGTATCACCACCCTTAGAATAACCAGAAGCTTTTATAGCTCTTCCTTGGCGCTCTGCCCAACCTCTAGTTTTATAAACCTTACCAGTTGTTCCCCACTGAAATCCACCTGGTACTTTTCTTACTGGCATTGGTACTCTCTCACGCTATTATAAAATCTACGATCTGTCCATCAGGTGTACGTAGTTTGTTTGGGTTAGGATTATAAGCATACATCTGATTAACCACCTTTAGATCTTCTACGGGTGTATCAGGAGTAATCCTGTTAGGTTCTTCTACCTTATACTCTTCGTTATTTCGACTAGATCTATCCTTATCTGCTTTCTCGAAGATTATGTTCTCATGAGTTTGAAAGGGCATACTGGGTAAAGGAAAATGCGAGATAAGAGTCATTAAACTTTAGAACCTATATTTAACTTGTAGCACTCGCCCCGTATGTACAAACCGTTCTTAGTTAACTCAGAACCTACAGCTGCTACTTCTTTTCTGCATTCTTCCTGAGAATTAAACATACCACCTGTTCTTACTAGAATATCACAGGTAGTAGCTATTGGCCCTGAACAAGCTAGGAGAACAGCTAACCACATCAGACCATTGCTTCTTCTAAGCCCATGTCTTTACACTCCCAAGCTTGGCAAGAAGCTTCCTGAGAACACATAAACTTGAACTTAATGCAAGCACCCAACCCTGACTCACCATTCAGAGCCTTTAGAGTTCTAGCTCTGTTATCAAAGTAATCGCAGTTACCACACTTTTTGAGTTTAGCGTACTCGATGTCCTTATCCCAAGCCTTTGCTAACTCTTCTTCAGATGCTCCATACATCCAATACTCTTCAGCACGATCTTTGTTCTTGGGGTCTACCTCTGGTACACTACCCCCAAGCATTAATCCTAACTTCATTATGACCCCTTTACCCATTTCTTTGAGGGTGATTTAGTTTTAGAAGAACTCCATTTAACCTTATCAGCCCAGTAAGCAGCTGACAGTTTTCCTCTCTTGATATTCTTGGCGTGTCTAGACTTAAAGGCTTCTCTTTGACCTGCCGTCTGATTTGTCTTTACACCCTGTTGACCAAACCTAATGAGCTTATACTTACCACCCTCAGAAGCCATAACAACATGGGACTTAGTAGGATGCTTAGGAGTTCTCTTAGGTTTATTAACACCTGAGAGTCCCTCTCTTTCCATAGCAGATTTAACTCGTTCAGGTATAGCCATACTGCTACACCATGCTCAGAGCTTGATCTAAGGTTTCTTTATTTCTTCTAGTCCAGCCCCTTCCAAAAGTCTCAAAGGTACGAAGAGACTCATAGAACTTCTGGCGTTGGGCATAGACACTTTCAATAATCATTTTAGGATCTTTATTCATAATAGCTTGCAGGGTCATAGGACCGATAGCTCCATCGGCTGCAGCCCCTACAGCACGTTGAATAGCCTTAGCAGGTCTGCCACTACCAGAATTAACAGCCCAATCAAATGCGCACCAATCTACACCACTGGGAAGATCATCTCCTCTTACTCTATCCCAATAATTCTTCTTGTAAATAGGAGCTACATCGTCAGGCTTTAGGTCCATCATCTCAGTCTTGGTAGACTCACGCCCAATCCACTTATCATACACAGCCTTAGTCACCCCAAGGTTAGTCATACCACCTGGATCTTGAGGATGATTCACAAAGCCACCTTCGTGGTGTAGCAACATCTCCAAACAATTCTCAAAGTTCTTATGCATTATTATTTCCCGAAAAATTTACTTACTGATCTAATTCCTATTGAGGCACTTACAATCCCACCAAGGGAATACTGATACCAAATAGGCATAGTCTCAAGTGCTGCAAAACCAGCCTGTACTATAGCATTACCCCAATCACCACAAAAGGCTAGTATCAGGGGAATACTGAACAGTAGGGTTATCCACTCATCCTTCCAGCTATTCTGTGTAGCCTGTATAGCAGCTAAGTCCCAATCGATCTCACCGGTAGCTTGCTTAAGTTTAATCTCAGCATTAGCTTTCTGTATTGCTACCTTACCATCTAAGTAAGTAGAAGCTAACCCACCTACTGCCCCTAAGATTTGTCCAATCATGTTACTTCTCGTTTCCTAACCAAACAGCAAAGGCTCCTGTTAATGCTCCTGTGACAGTGGCAGTGAGTGCAGTTGCCTGAGAAGTCATAGCCTCTGGTGGTAAAGACATAAACCACTCGATGACCCTGATGTACATAAGAGTCATAACTAGCATCATCAGTCTTGGTAAAAGCTTCCAAGCTAAAATGCGTTCCATTGCTACCGTCATTATTCCCACTCCCTCTTTCTGTCAGGATCTAGAACATTAAACCTATCGAGCATTCCCTCTAAGTACATAGATCTTTCCATTCTGTCCAAAGATACCCACTTACCAGAATACTGAAGGTAGGCCTCTCTAGCATAGAAGACTGAACTATGAGGTATGTGTACTCTTTTAAGGATTCTTTCGTTACCATCAGCTAAAGCCTTGTAGAACTCTTCTAGTACTTTGTCTGACTGGTAGTACTTTACTCTTTTAGACATGATATGAAAACCAATGCACCACTAGTTGTATCCAATAGTCTGCATCTGTCAACATCTAAATGCAGATCTAAAATTATATTTTACTTTTTATAGAATAGATAGAAGAATAACAGTAGGTACTGTTGGTAGATACTAGTAGTATTATAAGTATTATAAGTATAAGAAGTATAAGACTACTAGTAGTAACCAACAGTACTACCTACAAGTATCTACTAATAGTACATACCGTTACTTACTGTAGGTATATACTAACAGTATTAATTATATAGATACCCGCCCTTTTGTCAACCCCTAAGTTACACAAAAGTTGATCACGAATTGTTTCAATTGTTACAAGTATGTTACCTCTGCCTCTGTATCTCACCAAATGTTACAGAATGTTACAGTTGTAAACCATCAAAAATACAATGTGGTTAACAGTTGTATACAACCCCCCGCTGTCAAAGGTCATGTACATATAGCGTACACCCCCGCCCTGGCCCACGCCCCCCGCTCGATGTAAGACACACGGTACATATTCAATTATCTTTATATATCAATATGTTAATACGTATAGTTCAACCTTAAACAAAAAGTAGTTTAACATTAAACTATTTACTTATCGAGGTAGTTTAGTATTAAACCATTATTTAAAAACTAGTTTAACGTTAAACCTTTTGTTTACTTCCAGAAATTTTTAGCTTGTGATCACAAAAGAATAAAGCATCTATAAGAACCCTAACACATTCCAAAAGATGAATACGATATGTGATCACAAAAAGCTTACTCTTTATAATATACAAATCCAGGTCAACCTTAAGATGATCTTGATACAACCAGGACGGTCATCACGAAATGTTTCAAATCGGCTGCTCGTCTTGCATCTTTCTTTTTTGTTTCTAAGTATGGTTTCAGAACACAACAAAACAAAAGGTTTTAAACAGATGGAAAAGCTAACACTTAAAAAAGCAATTGAAGAAAGCGGCAAGGTTTCTTTGGGCAATACTAAAATGCCAAGCACAACCTTTGCTATAAGCGCAAAGCATTGCAATGTAGGCGGCAAGCTTGTCAACGTTGAAAACTCTACATGTTCTCGTTGTTATGCTCTTAAGCTTCAAAAGCTTCGCCCGTCTGTTGATACTGGTTGGACAAACAATTTATTCAAAGCGGTTAAAATGATTGAAGAGAACCCAAAGCTTTGGGCTAAAATGCAAGCTTTTCAAATAGAAAGAGGGTGCAAAAAACTAGGTGTAAATTATCACCGCTGGTTTGATAGTGGCGATTTACAGTCTGTTGCAATGTTGCGTGCAATTGTTTTGACAGCAGAAAGAACGCCAGAAATAAAGCATTGGCTTCCTACTCGTGAAGCAAAGCTTGTGAAGTTATATCGCAAAGAATATGGTCAAGAGCCTAGCAATCTAGTCATCCGTGTCAGCGCAACAATGATAGGGGACAAGCCGATTGCTGGTCATGCTAACACGTCCACAGTACACAGAAAAGGTGAAACCATACACGGCAAAGCTTGCTTAGCTTATAGAACCAACAAGAATTCAGAAGTGATTGAAGCACAAGCTTTTAAAGATATGACAAGAGAACAAAAGAAAGAGCAAGATTTTGGTCATTGTGGTGACTGTCGTGCTTGCTGGTCTAAGACTGTTGATAATATTTCTTATCCCTTGCATTAGGGGTAGGAAACAATGGGAAACACAAACACAAGAGGAGCAAAGATCATGAACAATTTAACCATATATCTATACCGACAGCATGAGCACGGCAAAGCGCTTGCAATATTGGGAAGCAATGTCAGCTCTTACAATAAACTCAAAGAGGCTAAACAATTAGCCCGCAAGCTTGATTGTGTGATTGTTGGTCGTGATTGTTTAGGTGGTCTCCGTTTTGAGATAAACTTAAACGCACCAAGCCAACACCAAGTAAAAACAACATAAAAGAAAGGTTTAAGGTTATGCATTGCTCATGCTGTGGAAAGATAACAGATGAAAGATCCCTTGATTTTGTTCTAAACTTAGATGGTTCTGATTGGCCTATATGCTTAGGCTGCGGGCACGAATACAGCGACGAAGAGCTATACGAAAAGATGTGTAAGCTTGAAGCAAGATATGGTTTTGATTGGACCAGAAAGGTAGGTGCGTAATGTGGTATGCTCAATATAAACTATACGGCCAGATGTGGTATCATACACACGAAGACAAAGAGACAGCATTGCAGACAGCAAGAGCAAGGTGCCCATCATACTGTTGGAATCTTATAAGCTTGTTTTATTATGAACCAGACAAACCAGAGAAAGGTTAAGACCATGCAACACAAAGAACCATATGCTGCAAATTTTCCAGACTATGACAACCATGCCATGTTTAAGCTTATGCAAGCGGCATTAGGTCCACAGTTTATAGATAGCTCTTATTGTAATGATGAAGCGCCCAGTCTTTTCTGTGAAGGCCTGAGAGATGATAAGCAGGTTGCTGTTTATGTATGCTATCAAGACAAGCATAGGCAGACAGGACAAATCTCAGTCTTTAATAACATGCACCCCAGCGGTGAAGACTGGCAAATATTCCCAGCTGATAAAGCAAGTGACGCAATTAGACTAGCAAACAAACTAACAAACCAAGCGAAGAAAGGTTAAGAAAATGAAATTAGAATTAAAAGCAGTAAAGCACAGCGAATGGGCATCACAGGAAACCAATTGCTATCAAGCAACCATATACCTAGAGGGCAAACCTTTTGCATCTGTACAGAACGAAGGGTTTGGTGGTCCAACCAGCATATACCGTGACCATAGGTTCAAAGGTGATATGAAAGCTTGGAATTATAAGAAAGAGAGAGTGAACAAATACCTGCAGATGAACTTTGAAGATGTCTGGGATTTTGAAGAAGCTATTGTCTCATGGTCTGACAAGGCATTAGTTGATTGGTTGATCATGAAAGACCTACGCAATGCCATGAAGAGAAAGATCTTATTTAAGAAAGCAGATGGTAAACTTTATGAAGCAAAGGCAACCATCGAGGCTATCCGCAGCCAATATCCTGACGCCCAGATCTTGAATGATATGCAGACACAAGAAGCTTTCCGCATCTTTTCAATGGCTTAGAAAAAAGTTTAGGTTGGGGGTTGTAATCCTGGATTTTATCCCCAGCTGTATCACACAGTATAACACAACAAGGAAAATAACATGCGTAATATTTGGAAATTACAGGTCTCTATGTGGTCTGACAAGAAAGGATCTTTTGAAGATCAATACGATGCTTACTATTCATCTAAGAAGAAAGCTATTGAGGCCTCCAAAGGTATCATCAAGGTAGTAGATGGTGACACCCCTAAGGTTTCGGATAATGGACCAAGCTTTGTTGCTGTTGTTCCTGAAGTAGGGTTGAAGCGGCATTGTTTTATTTCACGGCAAACATTGGCTTAAGAAGAGGAGACAAACCAATGAAAACTATAAGAGCAATTCACGAAGCGGCACTGACAGCGGCAGAACATGCGGCACAGCAAGCCTACGATTTACACGGTGACACAGGTGCCTGTGGTTTTGGATGGGTTGAGGTTGAAATAGATGGCCGCAGCCCAAGGTCTAAAGAATTACAAAGTATTGGTTGGGATAAGGCCTACAGGTCTAAGACCCTTATGTTCTGGCGTCCATCTAATGCAATGGTGCAGAGTGTGTATATACAAGAGGTTGGTGCGTCTGCCTACGCTAAGACATTCAATGATCTTGTGCCTGATTCCTTTGGCATTCAAGTAATTCCCTGCTCACGTTTAGATTAGAAAAAGGATAAGATCCAATGGAAGATAATAGGATATGTATGTTCTATGTTACTGAAAGGCTGAAGCTTATAGCTAAGTCTAATAATCCAGAAGGATTGGCTGAGGATTTTCTATCAGAGATGTACCACAACCTAGGTGTAAATGCCTATAACAACAGAGCGTTTAAAGACGCACCATATGAAGGAGAAAAGTAATGAAGATTGAGACACAAACAGTAGAAGTAAAAGTATGGGATCACCATGATGCAGTAGTGTTTATAACTCAACAGCGCTACGAAAAGACAGGTGAGAAGACTGAATCAGGTACTGATATATACAGTCACTGGAAGGAAGTACTGACAGCTATCCCTGTAGACTTTGGGTACAACCATGAGCTAGAAGATGAAGACAAGTACAAGCTAGTCAAGAATGTTGCTGACTCTTTGGTTGCACTATACCAGTACGATCATGACAATTATGAGATTGGTGTGTCTTACTACATAAACCACGACCAGTTTGTAAATGGGTAAGGTATATCATGAGACACGTTGACCTATGCTCAGGTATTGGTGGTTTTGCCCTTGGTTTCCAATGGGCAGGACTATCCCCGCAGCCACATCTCTTTTGCGACATCGAGCCTTGGTGCCGCAGTATTCTCCAACAGCACTGGCCGAATGTACCAGTAGCTTCAGACGTAAAGGAATTAGCTAATGACCCAGACAGAAATGTTCCCGACTGTGACATCATCACCGCAGGTTACCCGTGCCAACCATTCAGTGCAGCGGGAAAGAGAAAAGGCACAGAAGATGACCGCCACATCTGGCCGTACATCCTCAAAATTGTTGCATCCAAAAGACCCACTTGGTGCGTTTTCGAAAACGTTTATGGGCACATCTCACTGGGACTCGACGAGGTGCTCACTGACTTGGAACACGAAGGCTACACCACAAGGACGTTTGTTGTTCCAGCTTGCGGCGTCAACGCTCCCCACAAAAGAAACAGAGTCTGGATTATTGCCCACACCAACAACCCAAGACAACCCACAGATGAAGGGGAATCCAGAACATCCAAAGAGGGGAACAACACTGGGCGGTTATGCGAGAATGTTTCCAACACCAGCAGCAGCCGACAGCAAGGGCACCACTGGGGGCGGTCAGAACAGTTCACTCAGGACACATGTAAGGATGTTCCCGACACCCAGAGCATCGGAGTACAAGGATTGTGGGCCAGTGGGAAGCAAGAGTCACACTCATATGAAGGACAGAAAATATCTATGTGCGACAGTAAAGGAAGAAGACAAACCGACTGGGATGTTGAACCCAACGTGGGTAGAGTGGCTAATGGGATACCCAAAAGAGTGGACAGAATTAAAGGACTAGGTAATGCTATCGTACCACAGATAGCTGAACGCATAGCCTGGACGATCTTGGAGATTTCTAAATGAAATTATATGTGGCAATATATGACGAAGAATTTGGTGGTAAGATCTGTTGGAAAAGCTTCAAGAGAAAGGAAGAGGCTGAGCAGTATATGAAAGATGCCAATGAACTCAATGGTATAAGGGCAGAACTTAAGGTAAAGGTTTAGCTGCTGATGGAAACATATGAGCTAATATCTATTGGTACAACAGTAGCCTTTTGGTTTGTTGTCTACCTAGTCTACAAAAAGTTTTAATAGAGGTACTTGAAATGCAGAAAAGATCCCTACGTAAATACTGTTAGTACTACTGTTAGTATTACTCTTAGTTTTTATTTCTTATATAGAAAATAATACTAATAGGTACTAGAAGTATATACCAATAGAAGTATAACTAGGGATCTGTTGCATTTAACTTAGAAAGGAAGAAGCAATGGCAGACTACGAAGATGTTGAGCTAGAAGATATCCAAACAATAGATGAATACTTTGAAGAGTTTGGTAACGATAAGAATGCCCTTAAATATCTGATAGGTTTATTCCTTGACCAAGTGTTTGATCTTCAGGAATTTATACAAGAAAACGGACACACAGCTGAGGAGTTTTTTGAATGGCAGAAAGCGAAAGAGAAAAAGAATTACCACTGACAGAACATGATGATGTCACACACTGGATAGGGGAGATGGAGAAGACTGATGGAAAAAAGAGTGATACCAATAGACCAACACCTAAGGGATCTACAAAGGGAAAGGGATGACCTAGAGTGGGCTGGCGATTTCAATAGGTCTGACTTCCTGCATAAAATGATTGACGCAGCCAGACAGATGCGAGATAACGGAGAGGTATACTATCCACTATTCTGAGAGATACACCACCCTTAGCTCAACTGGATAGAGCAACTGCCTTCTAAGCAGTAGGTTGCAGGTTCGAGTCCTGCAGGGTGGGCCAAGATAACTAATTACATAAAGGAAATAATAATGGGAAACATGTTTAGCATTATGCCTAAGGAAGACATAGGTGCAAGAAGTTCTACTACAATAAAAGGTAGTAAGGTTTCTTTTACTATGATAACTGGCAGGGAAGTTACCAAAGCTTACATACCTGTGAAGAAGACTTCACTAAGGACAACCCCAAAGAAACCAAAAGCATTGAGAGGTAGACCCTGATGGGAATTGAAGTAACATATGTAGATCACATGGGTACAGACTTAACTGTAGCCAATGCAGCACGAGTAAGCTTTGGCAAGAAGAGTGAGATGGATAGCAGTGATCCTTGGGGTCCACCTTTCCTGAAGGTTAAGGACGCTAAGCTGATACGCTACCTTGCTGAGCACAAGCACATCAGCCCATTCGGTCATTGTTTTGCAAGCTTCCACATCAAGGCACCGTTGTTTGTAGCTAGACAGCTAGTCAAGCATAAGTTCCTACGTTGGAATGAAGTATCAAGACGATACGTAGACAATGAGCCTGAGTTTTACAACCCTGCGGAGTGGCGTGGGCGTAGTGATGATAAGAAGCAAGGCAGTGAAGGCGTTGTACTAGGTCTGGACATAGGTGATATAAACACGATGTGTAAAGAAACTTATAACAGGTTGCTATCTAAAGGTGTATGCCCAGAGCAAGCACGTATGGTACTGCCACAGTCTATGATGACTGAGTGGTACTGGTCAGGCAGCCTGGATGCATTTGCTGACATGTGTAAGCTACGGTACGCTGATGATACACAGGCTGAGACACGAGAGGTAGCAGAGTATATAGCAGGTGAGATGTATGAGTTGTTTCCTGTATCTTGGGAAGCATTGGTGGAGATCGAGCATGAGAGGTAATATTAACGGTGCAATCAAGGCATCAGCTATAGTAGCTTTACTTATAGCTGCACCACCAGTTCTGATAGCTATGACGTATGACGAGTACCCTAAGTACTGCAAGCTATCAATCTTGCTACCATGTATAGGAGTGAGTGATGAGTGAAATAAAAGTAACTGATATAGAAGAACACGAGGATGGCAGTGCTACACTACAAGTAGAGTGTGACCCTGAAACATTCATGGCTATCTTTGACGTTGGCTTTGTAACTCTAGTAAAGAGAGGTCTAGAGGATGAGAAGTGGCAGACCTGTGTAAGCTGTGGTGGCCCAGCGCAGAATGATATGTGTGGGTTTTGTTTAGAGGAAGAGTAGCAATGGCTGAGGATAAAGATGGAAACCTTAATAGTATTTCTGAGTATACTTCTCTTTCTATAAGGGAGGATAGGATCAAACACTCTAGAAGAATAAGAGAGATGGATGATGTAGAAAGGCAAAGGGCTAAGGAACGAGAGGAGATGAATAGATGTTCACAGTAGAGTTTGAATCGGACGCTTCTATCATCCGCAGCCTAGACGAAACTGGTCAGGTAAATGATGTTGAAATGATAGTAGCTGATGATGGTGCTGTCTTCATTAGACAATGGGATGAGCACTTAGAAAAGTATGAGATGCTTGTCATGACTTACCAACAATTACTTGACATAGTTCTTTCTTTGAAGCAGACAGAAGGTATGTTTCAAACGATAATGAAAGGATAAGATAATGGACAGAGACACAATACACACCATACCTATCACCCAGTTCATGAGAGATAACAACCTGTCATCTGAGGATGTTATGCTGATTCTTAAACGTCACGTAAACGATCTTCAATTCGAAAAAGAAATCAGTGAACTCTACAAAGAGGACAACTGGGATGACTGGTCAGAGGGAGATATACTATGAGCGCAGCCGAAGATAAAAAGTTCGACATCGAGCGAGTAGCTTGTCCCTATCAGGACTGTGGTAGTTCAGATGGTTTCTACTACAACACGATAACCAAGTCAGGGTTCTGCCATGTGTGCGAAAGTAAGACAGGTAAACCAGGCAAGTATCCACGGCCTAACTTCAGGAATGAGATATCGGACTGGGCAGAAGAAACATACCCAGTAAACACAATGAAACCACCCGTGCATACAAGACAGATTGCGTCAGCAACCTTCAAGGATATCCGTGGGATAGACTCTGACGTATGTAAACTCTTTGGTATTCAACTACAGATGGATGCTGAGGGTGATGCTGTACGTTATGCATTCAAGTATCCATCCAATGTAAAGTACAGAGGCTTTGAAGAGAAGAAGTTTTGGACTGAAGAGAAGGGTGCCTTGCAGGATTTGTTCGGTCCAGACTTTAATGCTGGCTCAAGTAAGCGGATCTACCTTACTGAAGGTGAGTTTGATGCTGCATCTCTCTATCAAGCCTTAGGTAAAAGCTTCCCTGTAAAATCTCTACCTTCAGCATCTCTGTCTGATAAGTTCATCAAGAGAAACTTTGACTACCTTAATTCATTCCAAGAGATAGTCTACGCAGGTGAACAGGACGAGGCTGGTAAGGGTGCAGCCACACGCTTATACGAATTATTCCCTGAGAAATTCTACTATGTTCCTTTGACTAAACACAAAGACGCTAACGACTTTATTCAGGCGGGTGATCAAGATGACTTAAAGTGGGCCGCTGTTAAGCCTCAACGCTTTGCACCAGATAACTTCTTTGTTGGAGACATCGAGGTAGAAAAGGCAATCAAGACAGAGAATCCTTATGAGTATGTGCCGACTGGTCATACTGCCCTAGACGATAAGATTAGGGGGCTAGTGAAGGGTGGTCTAACTTTCATTAAAGCTTTACGTGGTCAAGGTAAGACAGAACTGATCAGGTACTTTGAGGTTGGTCTTCTTAAGTCAGACGCTAAGATAGCTTTACTACACATGGAAGAGATGAAGTCTACAACCTACCGTGCTATGGCAACTTATGAACTAGGCTGTAATGTTCGTACCAAAGAAGATGCTGCAGAGAATGGGTGTGATGAGGACACTGTAATACTCGCCGCTAAGATGGCAGCACAGGATGACAAAACAATTATCTTTGAGATGCAAGCACACGATGATCCAATGAAACTTCTGGACTATGTACGTCTAGCTGCGACAGTATACGGTGCGAGTTATATCTTTATTGATCACGTTCAGAGATTAGCTTACCTGTCTAATGCAGGGGTTGAGGGTGCCACCAGTACTTTGACTACCCTTGGGGCACGTATGGCACAGCTTGCCAAGGAACTAAACATAGGTGTTATCTTTATATCCCAAGTGAATGACGATGGTCGTACTAAGTACGCTGCTTCACTAGAGGAAGAGGCTATCGTTTGTATTAAACTTAATCGTGATACTGAAGCAGAAGAAGAATCGGAAAGGAACACAACTTACTTTATCGTTGACAAGAATAGACCCTTCGCTAAGTTAGGTAACGCTGGCTCAGTCTACTATGATCCAGAGACAACAATCCTAGAAGAGGTTTCATTTAAGGTATGAAGATAGCGGTCAGTGACATTGAGACAAACACTCTTGTTGGTAGTGACAAGCTGTGGCTTTGTGGTGGAAAGGACTTGAAGACAGGTGAAGTCTACAAGTTTGAGAAGTGCCATGAAGATCCCGTAGCTAAAGCTGCAGCCATAGAGTGGTACAAGTCCCTTGACTATATTGTTGGACATAACTTCGTACAGTTTGATGGGCCTGAACTTAATCGTTTACTTGAACCTAAGTTGATTGATCCAAAGAAGATTATAGACACCTTGCTTGTATCTCGAATGATTAACTATGACATCCCAATACCTAAAGGTGCTAAGTTTCCACACAGTCTACAGGCTTGGGGTATTCGGTTGGGTGTATACAAAGGTGACTTCCACGACTTTGCTAACTTCTCTGACGAGATGGTTGAGTACTGGCTTGGAGACTTAGATACAACTGAGGCACTCCACGATCACTTCTCTAAGTACATCTATGATCCTGACTGGCGTAAATCTATGAGGGCAGAGCACGACCTACAAGTTGAGTTGGTTCGTACCAAGTACTACGGGTTTTCATTTGATTCTAACAAAGCTCAGTTCTTACTGAATGCTGTTCAGGTTCAGATGAAACAGCTTGAGGAACAGTTTCAAATAGACTTTCCACCTAAGCTTACTCTTGTAAACACAATCAAGTATCGCCTTAAACAAGACGGTGAGGAGATGGCTTCAGTTAAGAAAGCAAAGGAACGCTATGCTCTTACCCAGAAGGATGGGGATGACTTGCTATGCTTAGATTGGATAGACTTTAAACCTGGATCTCCAAAGGATCGTATTGATGCCCTGTGGGATGCTGGTTGGAAACCCGTAGATAAGACTAAGACATTCCAAAAGTTTGATAGGTTATCTGTCGGTGACCCTTACGGTACATCCATTAAGTCTATGAGTAAGGAGTTCTATTCTGAAAAGAAAAATCATCTTCAACACTACGGCTGGACAGTCTCTGAGGACAACCTCTCTACACTGCCTGACGATGCACCTGAGGGGGCAAAGGCACTAGCTAAATGGTTGACCCTAGAAGGACGTAGAAGCTCACTGGTGGAGTGGATAAATCAGGTTGGATCTGATGAAAGAATACATGGTACTATAAATAATATAGGGGCTTGGACTGGTAGGTGTGCACACAAGGCACCTAACACAGCTAACATACCGTCAGCTTTCCACGGTGAACCTAAGACAGCGGTCGAGGAAGTAAAGAAACAGTATGACTCACACCTCAGAGCCTGTTGGACTGTACCCAGTGGTTCTTTCTTAGTTGGTACAGACGCTGATGGTATTCAGCTGCGGGTACTAGCAGACTATTTATGGAGATACTTTGATGCTGATCAGTATGCACAAGCTATTATGGAAGGTAAGAAGGAGAACGAAACAGACATTCATAACGTTAACAAACGTGCACTGGGACTTAACCATGCTACACGGGATATGGCTAAGACTTTTATCTATGCTTGGCTACTAGGTGCGGGTGTTGCTAAGACTGCCCAGATCCTAAGGGTCAATCAACGACAAGCCACAGAAGCTAGAGACAACTTTGTTAAGTCTATTGATGGTCTAGCTCAACTGAAGAATAAACTAATACCAACTGTGGGTGACCAAGGATACTTTACTGGGTACGATGGGCGTAAGGTTATTGTTCCATCAACACACAAGGCCTTGGCTGGTATGCTGCAGTCAGCTGAGAGTATACTGATGAAGCATACACTACTGCGCTGGACATCAGAAGCTAGGAAGTTAGGCATTAACTTTAAGCTTGTTGGTTTTATTCATGACGAGTATCAAACAGAGGTGATAGGAACGAGAGAAGAAGCAGAAGAACTAGGAAAGATTCAAGCAGACTGTATGCTTGAAGTAGGAAAAGAACTAGGGTTTAAGATACCTACCCCAGGTTCTTACGATGTAGGTAATAATTGGCTTGACACCCATTAAAACCTTATGATAAGAAACGAATCAGTTAACAAACCTTAAGAGGATAACATGACTAAAGAATCAAAAACTCAAATCGTAGAGATCTTCGGCACTCTAGAGTGGGCAAAAGTATTTGAACACAATCGGGATCGTGCTGCGTGGAATGAAGAGAAAGAGGGTGAGTATAAAGTCACTATCATTATGGATGATGACAATGCTAAGAAGCTAAAAGACTCTGGCTGCGCCAAGGCAATGCATGAGGTTGAGGGTGGTACTAAGGTAACCCTTGCTCGCCCACATAAAGGAAAGTTTGAATGGCAAGGTGGTGCACCCGCTGTTGCAAATGTTAAAGGACAACCTTGGGACTTTGAGATGGACGGTTACATCGGTAATGGTTCCACTGGTCTTGTTCGTGTAGCGGTTTACCCCGCTGGTAATTCTGGGCGTACTGGCTCACGCCTAGAGTCTGTACAAGTTGTAGATCACATCGAGTTTGAATCAGAGGGTGGTGGTTCAGCTAGTGGTTTCAAAGACTTGTCCAGCTTCTCCTCAAAAGAAGCCAAACCTGAAGCTAAGCCTAAGAAGGCAGCGCCTAGTAAAGCTGTTGAGGATGATGCTATCCCCTTCTAGGTTTAGTTTCTTTTCTGTTGTGTAAGTGTGTTCAAGAAAGCCCCTTCCCTTAGTTGGGTGGGGGCATCCAACCCAAAGAGGAAACAATGAAAACAATAGACACCCTAGTCCATGACATCGAGCAAACCATCCTTGGTAATAAAGGTTGGGACAAAGCTCTTGGTGATTTCATGGCTACCAATATTTCCCGTATGGCAGAGCAACGATTCTCTAAACCACAGGAACCAAGGGGGTATCTATCATTGTCTGCCCTTGGTACTCAGTGTGAGAGAAAGCTCTGGTATAAAATCAATAAGACTTCTGAGGCTGAGTCTTTACCACCATCAGCCTTACTTAAATTCTTCTATGGAGATATCATTGAAGATCTAGTTCTTACTATAGCAGCCGTGTCAGGACACAGTGTTGTAGGTATGCAAGACCGTATGAATGTACATGGTATCAAAGGACATAGGGATGCAGTGATTGATGGTATGACTGTGGATGTTAAGTCTGCTTCACCTTATGCCTTCAAGAAGTTTAAAGAAGGTAACTTACGTGAAGACGATCCCTTTGGATATATCTCTCAGCTATCTTCCTATGTGTACGCAGCCAAGGATGATCCCCTTGTAACTAACAAGACTGAGGGTGCATTTCTAGTTATTGATAAAGTCAACGGGCATGTCTGCTTAGATGTGTATGACTTCTCAGAGGAAATGAAAACTAAAGAGCAGGACGTAGCTCACTTAAAGAAGATGGTTGTCAGTGAAGAACCGCCTGATCGAGCCTTTGATCCTGTACCTCAGTCTAACAAAAATCCTAAAGGAAATCAGAAACTAAGTACTGCCTGTTCTTACTGTGACTTTAAACAAGAGTGTTACCCTGAAGCTAGAAAGTTTATATACAGCGACAAGCCTGTCTTTCTTACTAAGGTAGTGAAGAAGCCAATGGTTCCTGAAGACTTGGAGTTTAGTGGTGCCTTACAACAAGAATAGACTAAGGGGTATCCAGGCTGGTTATCGATCAGGTCTTGAAGAAGACACAGCTAAGTTCTTACGTAAACACAAAGTAAAGTTTACCTACGAGAAAGAAAAGATAACCTGGTTGGACATGAGGTATAGGACTTACACCCCTGACTTTGTACTTGGAAATGGAATCATTATAGAAACTAAAGGCCGTTTCGTATCCACTGATAGACGCAAGCATAAAGAAATTAAAGATCAACACCCAGAGTTAGACATTAGATTTGTGTTTAATAATAGTAGAGCCAAACTTTACAAGGGTGCTAAGAGTTCTTATGGTGACTGGTGTAAGAAGTATGGCTTTAAGTACGCAGACAAAGTAATACCAAAGGAATGGTTAGAGGAGACTGAAGATGAGTGAGATATTTAAACCAGCTGTAGAAATAATGCAGGTAATACGTGGTCCTTTCGACGATGAGTACGGTCGTATCTGGAACCTGTGTCTAGCTAGAGAATATTCTACGGGTAACCAGTTCGAGGAAGAGTACTTTTATAGCTCCATGAAAGATGCAATGGATGATGTAGAAAGGTTATACAGGACAGGCCCATTTGTTATAGATGAGATGGGAAACACTGAACAAGATCATACTGAAAAGAAGATCAGAAAGGTTCTAGAAGATGTCTAATAAAACAGCAATAGTATTCAGCTGCGCCCATGTAGACCCAAGTATAGATAATGATAGGTTTGATCTTCTTGGTGAACTAATCTATGACATTAACCCTAGTTACGTAGTAGACCTAGGGGATGGTGCTGATATGAAATCACTCAATAGCTTTGACACTCGATACCCTGAGGCTATTGTTTCACAGAGTTATGAAAAAGACATTGAGCATTACAATGAAGCAATGGATAGACTACGCAAGAAGCCTAGTATCAGGAAATACAAGAAGCCTTTCTGGATTGGATTTGAAGGAAACCACGAGAATAGAATTAAGAAGGCTATCGCACATGATCCCAGATTGCAGGGAGACAAATACGGGATATCCTTCGGGCATCTTCAAACAGACCACTGGTTCGACGAGTACCACGAGTATCGGAACTCAGCCCCCGCCATCGCTGACTATGATGGTGTATCGTATGCTCATTTCTTTTCTAGTGGTAACTATGGGACAGCTATGTCTGGCGTTCATCATGGTTACACCTTACTACAGAATAGAAACCATTCTTCTACTTGTGGTCATAGTCACAAGCGGTCTATCTACTTTAAGGATTCTGCTCATCCTAATTCGATTATCGGTTTGGTCGCAGGCTGCTTCAAGGGCGGCGAGGAAGGATGGGCTGGACAGTCTAATCTAGAATGGTGGAAAGGATGCGTCATCAAGAGAGAGGTAAGGGATGGTGTATATGAGCCAGAGTTTGTATCTCTTGATAGACTAAGAAAAGAATATGGTTGACCTGAGACACAATAACAATATAACTAGGGATTCTGACTTTGAGATTTGAAGGTAGATTAGTTCTTACGGTTGACCCAGAAGCTAACTTCATTGAGGTTGATTTGTCAGAAATGGAAAGGGTTCTTGAAGAGCTTATCTCAGCAGCCCTTTATGATATAGACGATGTAATAATAGAAGAATGTGAGGTACATAGAAATGACTAAGCTAACACTTGACGATAAAGAATATGAAATCGAAGACATGAATGATGAGCAGAAAGAGATTCTAAACATACTGAATCTAGGTTCTAACTCTTCAAACCTTTTGAACCACATGATCCAATGCGTGAATGCTATTCAACAGATGAAAACAAATGAATTGAAACAGTCATTGGAAGGTGCTGAGGATGATCAATCAGAGTGACCTAGAAGCGTTTGGATACTTTGATATGTTTCAAAACAGCCCAGACTACGAGCAAGATCCAGTAAGATTTTACAGTCAGTTTGTAGAAGACAAGGTATTCACGAAAGGGCGGGAACGCCTGGTAGAAAATACCTTGGGTCTTGTTGGAGAAGCTGGTGAGGTATCTGAAAAGGTAAAGAAACTCTTCCGTGATAAGAGCAAGTTTACAGACGAAGAGGTTCTTAAAGAACTTGGTGATGTGTTGTTCTACACTACAGCTTTGGCTAACATCTTTGGGGGTAGCCTACGTAAGGTTATGGAGATGAACATGGCAAAGCTAGATGACAGAGAGCAACGTGGTGTATTAAAAGGAAGCGGTGACAACAGATGAACAACTACTTACCAACAGATTATCAGGCATTTATCCATACGTCACGGTATGCACGATGGCTTGAGGACGAAGGACGTAGAGAGAACTGGAGTGAGACAGTTAATCGTTACATTGAGGACGTTGTCTGCCCTAAGCTGTACGATGGTCAAGACGATACTAAAGACACCATTAACCAACTAGAACAAGCTATTCTAGATCTATCTGTCATGCCCTCTATGCGAGCCATGATGACTGCAGGTCCAGCTGCTACTCGTGACAACACTTGTATGTACAACTGTAGCTACCTACCCGTAGATGACCCTAAGTCCTTCGATGAGGCTATGTTTATTCTCTTGTGTGGTACTGGTGTCGGCTTCAGTGTCGAGAGGCAGTTCATCAGTAAGCTCCCTGAGATCCCTGAGTTGTTCAACAGTGATACCACAGTCGTTGTCAAAGACAGTAAGGAAGGTTGGGCTAAAGCTCTTCGTCAAGTTCTTGCTCTCCTCTGGGCTGGTGAAATCCCTCAGTGGGATGTTTCTAAGGTACGTCCTGCTGGTGCAAAGCTTAAGACCTTTGGTGGTAGAGCTTCTGGTCCTGCACCCCTTGTTGAACTATTTAATTTTACTGTCACCACATTCAAGAATGCACAAGGACGTAAGCTGTCTAGTATCGAGTGCCATGACATTATGTGTAAGATTGGTGAAGTAGTTGTTGTTGGTGGTGTGCGTAGGTCAGCTATGATTAGTTTGTCTAACTTGTCTGATGATCGTATGCGTCACGCTAAGTCAGGTGAATGGTGGAAGAACGAACCTCAACGAGCTTTAGCTAATAACTCTGTGAGCTACACAGAGAAGCCAGACGCTGTATCTTTCCTACGTGAGTGGATGGCACTGGTAGAGTCAGGAAGTGGAGAACGTGGTGTATTCAATCGTCAAGCAAGTAAGAAGCAAGCTGCAAAGAATGGTCGGCGTGATTCTAACTACGAGTTTGGAACTAACCCGTGTAGTGAGATCATACTTAGACCGAATCAGTTTTGCAATCTCACTGAAGTTGTGGTACGTGCGACAGACACTATCGAAGATATGGAACGTAAAGTTAAACTGGCTACGATTCTGGGAACCATACAGTCCACCTACACCAAGTTTCCATACTTGCGTAAGGTGTGGAACAAGAACACAGAAGAAGAGCGTCTGCTGGGTGTGTCACTTACAGGGATAATGGACAACTCTCTGATGACTACAAAGAACAAAGGTTTGGAGAAGACTCTTGAACATCTTCGTGGGATCTGTGTTTCTACTAATGCTGAATGGGCTGACCGTCTTGGTATACCTGTGGCTGCTGCAATTACATGCGTCAAGCCTTCGGGCACGGTATCACAATTGGTGGATAGTGCCAGTGGCATACATGCTCGCCATAGTCCCTATTATATCCGTACTGTGCGTGGTGATAATAAAGACCCCCTAACACAGTTTATGTCTGATCAGGGTATCCCCAGTGAGCCTTGTGCTATGAAGCCAGATCAAACGACAGTGTTTAGTTTTCCACAGAAGTCACCTGAAGGTGCGATAGTTACTGAGGATATGACAGCTATCGAGCAGCTTGAGACTTGGCTGGTATATCAACGACACTGGTGTGAGCATAAGCCTAGCGTGACGATAAATGTTCGTAGTGCTGAGTGGTTTGAAGTAGGCGCATTTGTATACAAGTACTTTGATGAGATGTCAGGTGTATCCTTCTTACCTTACAACGAGCACACCTATCAGCAGGCACCTTACCAAGAAGTCGATAGGAATAAACCAACGTATGATGTGGATGGTAACATCTCTTTACATAGTTACGAGTCACTCCTTGAGAAGATGCCAACAAGTATTGACTGGTCAAAACTCTCAGACTACGAGAAAGAAGACAACACTGTTGCTATGCAGACTATGGCGTGTACGGGTGATGTCTGTGAGATTGTAGATCTAACATGAGCAAAGGTGTGCACATCTTAGTGGGGCGGGTAGACTGCCCCTTCTGCTCCCAGGCTATGGGCTTACTAAGAGACAAAGGTATATCAGTTCAGTACTACTCCTTAAATGATTCTAAATGGTTATTGGATTTGTTTAAGAAAGCTGGGCTAAAGACAGTACCTCAGATCTGGAGTAATGACGGTAAGTACGTAGGCGGTTACACAGAACTAAAGGAACACCTAGAAAATGGATGACTTCCCAGAGAAGCCTAAAAGAACTAGAAGAAAAACAAACTACAAGAATGCTGTAAAGAAAAAGACATCTGGTATTCTACCTAAAGGTTCTAATCAAAAGCTTCTCATCAGTGCGCTCAAGGAATACACTCAAGTGTTTATCCTTGGGCCAGCTGGTACAGGTAAAACATACGTAACTGCTACCTACGCAGCCGATAGGTATACTCTAAAAGAAATAGACAAGATAGTAATCACTAGGCCACACGTAGCTGTCGGTAAAGACTTAGGTTACTTACCTGGTACACTAGAGGAAAAGACTTACCCTTGGGCCTTACCTGTTCTAGATGTTTTGATTAAGCACTTAGGTAAAGGGGCTGTAGAGACTGGCATTAAGAATGACAACATCGAGATGGCACCCCTTGCTTTAATGAGAGGCAGAAGCTTTGATAACTCTTTCATTATTGTAGATGAAGCTCAGAACATAACTATCCACGAGTTGAAAATGTTATTGACTAGAGTGGGCGAAGGGAGTACTATTGTTCTTAATGGTGACGTTCAACAGTCTGACCTAAAGGAAGCTGATGGTTTGTCTAAGGTAATACATCTAGCTAAAAAGCATATGCTTCCTGTACCAGTGGTTGAGTTTGGAGTCGATGACATAGTTAGGTCGGACATCTGTGCTCAATGGGTAAAGGTCTTCATGAAGGAAGGTATGTGATGGACAAGACTTGTACTGATTGTGGTTATCTGTTAGACGATGATGGTCTGTGTTATGAGTGTGACACTAAAGATTGTGTAGGTAATTTAGTACAACTCCTAGGAAGGGATACGATGGCAAAAGAAAAGTATGATCCAGTAGAAAAACCTATTCACTATAACACAGGTGGTCTTGAAGCCATTGATGCTATCTTGGCTGCCACTAATGAGTTAAGTGAAGGTTACTTACAGGGTAACATTCTTAAGTATGTCTGGCGGTACAGGTACAAGAATCGCATAGAAGACCTTAAGAAAGCACGTTGGTATTTAAACAAGTTAATTGAGATCTATGAGCGTAAGTAATTCTAAGAAGTCACAAAAAAAGAAAACCCTTGAGCAAGAAGCCCAAGAGTTCCTAAAGAAAGAGCAAGAAGTATTTCCCCCTGGATCTGTCCAGATTGGGGATTACTTTGCTGGATGTGCACTGTCTGGTTTGTTAGCATCTGGCAAGTACCTTCGGTCTGACGAGATCGTAGACGAAGCTTTTAAGTATCGAGACAGAATGCTTGAGGCCAATAAAAATAAATAGTCTTCTCCCTTAAACTAAACCCCCAGCTGATCACTGGGGTTCTTTCTTATTGGTATGTCTCAGCAGATCCTAAGAATTGCTCTGGATAGATACCTTCAGAGAAATCATAGTTCTCTTCTGCGTACTGAATAATTCTTCTTCTTCTGGACAATTCTTCTTCTACACTTGATGAGTCACCTAAGTAATCTCTAGCTGACTTATACTCGATTCCCTCACCCCTTGTCATGATAGACACTAGGTCATCAAAGGTTCTACCCTTACTTGATTTAAGTTGAGCTTCCTTTAGTACGTACTGATTGCGTAAAAACCCAGCTGCTTGACGCCGACCTGTATTAGATTCAAGCATAGTATTAAAGGCATCGGTCATTAGGTCTTGTGCATTTGCTATCCTATGATTTACGAAGTCCTCTAAGGCCATTCTCTTAAGTTCTTTGTCATCACCTAGTTCATCGTAGGTTCTACCAGCGTACTCACTCCTGTTGTTCAATTGCCAAGAACTCTTCCAGGCTTTAAACTCCTCAGCCATAGAGGGAACACCAGACATACCAACAGCAAGCAACTTTCTAACAGCATAGTCAACAGATGAGTTCTTAGTCTTTGTATTACCGTAGAGTTTGTATTCCTCTAGCTGAAGAATATTCATTTCTTTCTGTAACTCAGTGCTTGGTGGTTCCTGTGTGTAGCCAAACTGTCTAGTGATAGGGTTGTAGCCACCGACAGGTGTAGGACTAAAGGGTGAGTAAAGCTTTAGGTCTTCACCTTCTGTACCTCTACGTGTTTGAGTGAGAGATACACCTTTCATATCCATTAAGAAACGCATGGCTTGGTTTCTAAAGATTCCTTGACCAGTTATCTGCTCTAAGTAGTTTCTTTCACCTGTTAGTTCAGTGCCTCTTACATCTCTGACGTAAGGGTTACCTCTGGCAAAGTCTGACATCTGAGCTGCTACATCCCTAGATATTGTGGCAGGATAAGTAAATGTAGATACGATATTACCTATACTCTTTAAGGCACCATCAGTAAACTTACCATCAGCTAAGGACCTACCAAACTCTTGAATAACTAATCCATTAAAACCAAGGTCACCCATACCAGCGAGAACTTCACTAACATTGCCCGTAAAGGCCTCTTTGTTAATTGGAAGAGGATCATTGCCTAGTATACCAGACCTCCAGATAAGATCACCAATCAAAAGGTTAGCAGCCCAAGGACCAGCTGTACGTCCTACGTCTGTTTCAGAACCTGTAGCTGTTACTAGTTTATCGTAGTCTACTGTACCATTCTTTTCAGCGGCTATCCAGACACCACCCATTGTTATCATAGCACCAGTCATCTGCCTAGCTACACGATCCCTACCAGTCTTAAACTGATCACCAACAAGAGTAATTGACTTAGGGTCTTGTTTGTATAAAACCTTTTCTAATTGATCAATACCACCCGTAAGAATACCGATTGGTGTATAGTCATTCACGTATTCTAAATGGTTGGCTACGTATCTAGGAAAAGGAATACCCATCCCTTCAGAGATAACAAAAGGGAGTTTTCTGTGGGCCTGCTGTACAGCTTGAGCACCTTGACCAAACAAAGATTTATCGCCTTCGTACCCACGCTGGAAGGTAAAACGTTTGGCATAGTCTGTTGCATAATCTACAACACCAGCGTTCCTAGCAGCTTCAAGGTCAGTGTGTTTCTGTAAGTACTCTTTAAAGTTCTTACCTAGGGCAGGATCATTTAACTCTCTCAGTCTTCTGTCGAAGGCACCATAGAAAGCACCTTGTTTAAACACTGCGTCTGTTGCCATGTTAAGAGTATTAACGAATCGAGCAGACCTATGAAGAAAGTTTTTAGACTGAGTTAAGTCACCTACTCTCTGGGTCTCATAGAATAGTTCAGTGAACTTCATAGGAGCATCATCAAGAAGCATAGAGCCTAGGATCTCTGACTCTGTTCTATTTAAAGTAAAAGCCTTTAGGGTTGAGAGAGTACCACCTGTCCACTTTCTCTGCACTGTACCGTCAGGCATCTTAGTACCCATAGTACTGTTTAGCACATCCTTCCAGAATGAGTCAGACATGTCAGCTACTATGTTGTAACCACCAGTGGCAACGTTGGCTGCCGTTGTACCAACCTGTGATGTCATAAATGCAATACGAGTTTGGTCTAAGTCTTGCAAGAGACTATAAGCCCCGCCTCGTTCTAATCGACCTAAGATTTCATCAGCTTCATTACCTGTAAAGACTGAGGCACCTTTACTTGCTAAGACATCTAACTGCGTAGTCATTGCCTTCTTAATCTTAGAACCTTCAGCAAGAACCTTACCAGCTTTAGAAAGTTCAGCTAACCAAAGATATGACATCTCTTCAGCCGATAGATTAAACTGCCTACGTATTTCTGTTATCTCGTCAACTTGTATGGCACCTGTAGATATACCCTCTGCAACAGCGGAACTAATACGCTCACCAGGACGAAGTTTTAACTTTTCTTTTAACTTAATACTAGCGGCTGCGATACCTCTAACAGTGTTCATATCAAGACCAGGGGCAATCAATTCGTTAGCTCTCTCGTCAAGCATACGATTAAAAAGCATCTGACCTTCTTGAACTGCGTCCTTGTCTAAAGGGTCAAGAGTTTTACCAGCTTCTCTTGCTCGAAACATCTGGGCTAGATCAGCAACATCACTCATAGTATCATTGATCTGATCGTTAGGTAGCTTACTCTTAGTGATTACATCCAGAGCTAGTTTTGCATTTACCTTCGCTTGGTCACTGGCTTTCTTAGCTTGATCGACCAGTGCATCAGCGGCTTTGTTTCTAGTAGATTGTGTCCAAGCAGACCCAAACCCACCAACAACAGCGCCAAGAGTACCATCAATAGTAGCATCGACAGCTAAATCACCGATAGTATAGTCATAACCTGGTATAACCTCTTCTCTGGTTTCACCTGTAGCATACGCACTAACACCACCTACAGCAGCCTCACCAGCAAAAGATATAGCCGCAGCCTTACCCGCTTCCTTGGTTACACTCTTCTTTACTTTTTCTTTTACAGCTTGCTTAGTTAGGCCTTCATTTAGTAACTTATTTGCGTAAGCTCTTACAGCCATCTGAGAAGTCTTAGCTGTAGCCTTAGCAGCAATCTTCGAGCCTACACCAAAACCAAAGGTAGCCGCTGTTACAGCGGTAGAGGGGGCAGCAAAGAAAGCTGATGTGTAGTCCCAAGCACCCTCAGCAAGACCTGTACCACCACCTTCAGAAACATCATATGCTTGCATCAGTTTACCAAATGCAACCTTACCATCTCTTGACACTTCTTCATCTGGTTTCTGTACGTACAATAAATCAAAGACAGCAGTTGCTTCGTTGGTTGACTGCCATCTCATATGCTGTGCAAAGTCATCGGCCAGCTGCTCAGTATCTTCTAGTTGCTCAGGGCTATAGTTATAACGACCACCTGAAAAGAAATCCTTTAGATCCTGTTGGAACTCTTCTTGCTCAAGCAACTCATCAAAGTATTTGCCTTCAGCTTGTTCTACGTAGCTCATGCATCACCTTAAATATCATTAATTGGGCTGTTATTATTGTTATTGTTTTGATTACCGTTATTGTTATCTGTTCTTGGATTTGTCCTAAAGGGTTCCCAGTTAAAGCTAGGTGTTGAGATAGCTTCGTCTAGTTTATCTAAGACAACAGAGGGTGGCACAAGAGAACTATTTTCTATAGAGCTTATCACAGTATTCAAAGCAGATACAGGGCTAAAGGTGTTTGTTGGATCTTCCGCTAGTCCTACTGTTTTTTCTGTAAGATTATTAAATAAGACTTGCACCTCAGGGTCAGCGTTCTGGTTAAACTGAACATCACCACTTGGACCAATGGAAAAACTATCTTCGTACATAGTATTTAAGGACGTTGCCAACTGTGCCTGAATAGACTTTCTGTCAGACAATTCAATACGGGCACCCTTGGTAGGTGTGTACTGAAATGCGGGAAGTCCTGTAGCACCACCTAAGTCTGTAGTCTTTAGGAATTGTTCTTGGAGTTTATTAATGTCATCCATAGCGTTAATAAGACCTAAAGACATTTCTTCTTCAGTGGCAAAGCTTTCACCTGAAAGACCTTTAGAAACTGCCTTAGCTAAGTCTTCATCATTTTCTACCTGACCTTCAAGGTATGCGGAAAGAGTTGGGATGTAATTTTCAGATAGTTTGTTTGAACCTATAAGCTTAGTAACCTTTTCCATTTCAAATTCTAGCTGACCAGACATCTCCAATGCTCTAGCAGCTTTAGTTGAAAAACCAAGTTTCTTAGCGTTTGATATTCTAGCCCTAGCTTCTTTGAGTTGGGTACGTCTTGTCTCGATATTACTTAAACCAGTCTTAAGTAACCACTCACGCTTTACTGCATTGATCTCAGCTACTTGTGCTTTCTTCTCGTCAACTTCATCGTTGTATGCTTTAGCTAGACCACCAGCTATCATTATAGGTGTTAAACTGCCTAACATAGTATTACCCTCTTGCCATTAGACCACGTTGCTGTGGCTTTGCTTCTACTTCAGCTGCTACTTCTTCTACTTCAGGAGCTATCTCACCCTCAGTCTCTTGGGTTACATCTATGTCTGGTGTTGCCTCACTGAACTCACCAAGCATTTCGTATCCTTCATCACGCTCCTCTACTGGAGTCTCAGCCATAGCCTTGTCTAAGAGAATCTTTACCTTCTCTTTCTCTTCCTGTTCTTTCATCTCAGTATTTTTAAAGTCATCAAGGTAAGAGATGCCAGCTTCCTTAGCAGTAGATGCAATAAACTTATGAATAACAGGTGCAATAATTAGGCTAACGTCAATGTTATGAACACCCTTGGCTACTGCTAAAGTAAGAGCAGCCTGAGTTGCATGTTTAACTGGCAATCCATACTCAAGGGTAAACAGTAAGTTATCCAATCTCTCAGGATCAGACAGCTTTCTCATGTGCCAAATGATGGCATCGTTAGGGTCTGTAATCTCTGGCGCTCTTTCATACAGAGCATTACGTGGTTCTTTAGTTAGGGATTGCCCTGGGATAGGTCCGTCCATTATCCTTCACCTCTAAATTTTTTAATAGCATCTAAGTACTTGGGTACGAAAGGCATAACATTCTTCTTACCTATTGCAAGACCGCCACTATTTAAGTCAGGACCATCATGGTGAAGAGCATAGACATATTCATTACCGTATCCCTTTTTCCTAGCAGTCTCAAAGTTATCAACTGTGTGGTCAAGTAAAGCCTGGATCTGAACGTCTGCATTCCATTGATTCTCCGCAGTAATACCGTATCCTTTTCCTGTATCATTCACAAACTGACCAATACCCCTAGCACTTGAAGATTTAGCAGAGGCATCAGGGTTAAACCCAGACTCGTGTCTAGCAGTGGCTAAGGCATACGCAATCTCGTAATCTGACATTCCCATCTGACTACCAACATTAATAATTCTATTAACGATCTCTTGCTGTACTGCAGGTGCTACATCACCAGCTTTACGTGAGTTACCTCTTAGGCCACCTTCTATAAGTGGCTCGTTGAAGTAAGACTGAGATGCAACCTTCCCAGCTTCAACACCTTTCTTACCGTATAAGTCTTCTGTAAGCTGCAAGGGGTTGTAGTCTTGTTCTGTTTTATTCTCTTCACTCTCTTGCTCAATGCTTTGCATCCAAGAAGCTATATTAAGATCAGAGGGTAGAGTATCTTCTCTGGAAGCACTGATGTCTGTCTTACTAAACATTCTTTTAACACCCTGAGCAGAGGATCTCATAGCTTGTTTAGTTTGCTCTGCTTGAGCTTGACCAAGAGCAAGGTACTGTTTAGTCCTTTGCCTTGAGGTTGCACCAGCACCAGCTGTAGTAGGATCTAACTGCTGCTTAACAAACCTATCGAGTTGGTCAAACTTTGTCATGTGTCCTTTATTTTTAAAAGCCATTACGTTTTATCCTTTAAAATAACCAGCCAAAGAGAGCCTTCGTAATCTCTTGGTTAGCTCCAATTTCAGCTTGTAACTTAGCGGCGTCCAACTCAGCATCAGCAGCTAGTTTTGTAGTTATAATAGCGTTAGCTCTATCTTGATCATTCTGGTAAGCATTAAACACATAGTCCATCTCATCACGCTCACGCTGCCAGATCTCATCTAGTTCTGCCTGTGTTAAAGCGTTCTGCTCTTTTGCTACGTAGAGTGCTCTCTCATTAGCGGCTTCTTGGTTTGTCAGAGCAGCTGTCTGTCTCCACTTAGCATTAGCCTGTGCAACAACTAAGTTATTCGATATCATAAACTGTTTAAAGGCATTGTCCTGAGACACATTGAATTGTCTTGTTGCATTTACAGCATTAACATCAAACTGTGCTACAGCGTTTGTCTGGTCTGCATTGAACTTAGATACGTTAGCTTGAAGGTCAGCGAAGAATTGATTTGTTTGGTTCTCAGATGCAGCATTAAACTGAGAGGCAGCATTCTCAGCAGCTTGGTCTGTAAAGAGAGCCTGTATGTTTTGCTGTGCTCGAAACATCTCTGTCTGCTGTCTGTTGTTTAAGTTAGTCATATCCATATTAAGAAATGATTGAGCGTTCTGTACAGCGGCTTGTTGTCTATTGTTTAGGTTAGCCATGTCTAAGTTAGAAAGTGCAGCAGCCTCAGCCATAACCATTGCTTGATCATTTGATAAGTTAGCCAACTCCATAGTATTAGCAGCACGAGCATTCTCTAAGGCTACTTGCTGTTCAGCCGTGAAGTTCATATTAGCTACATCAGAGATCTTGGCAGAGTTAGCTACTCTAGATTGAAAAGCTTGATCGAACTCCATACCCATAAACTGAGCACGTTGTTGTGCTGACAGCATAGCACGTTGCTGTCTGTTTGACAAGTTCTGTGATTCAAACTGTGCCATAGTAGCAGCATCAGCTTGAGCAATAGGAATAGCTGACTCCATTGCTGCCTGTACGAGGGCTTGACCAGCTATCGAGGAAGCACCTAGACCTCTCGCAGCCATAGCGGCTGTAGCATTACGTAAAGCACCAGCGGCCCAGCTGGGTGTTTCACCACCCTCAAAGTCTTTCATCAGACTATCTAGCTGACCTTGAACAGTAGCTTTGTCTGAGGGTGTAGCAGTTGCAGCTTCAATCTGCTCAGTAAACTTAGCGGCCTTCTCAGCGTCAGCAGCACCAGTAATTAATTCACCTTCCTGTATCTCACGCTGTACAGGGTTGTTCATCATTACAGCAGCACCTTGAGCGGCTTGCATACCTGATACAGCTGACTCATTCTGCTGGGCTGCTTTTACTTGTGCTTCTTCGCTTACAATACCTTCCTGTGCTTTAGTAGCTTCAGTCACAGCCTTTACAGCAGGGGCAGAAGTAGAGGGGGCTACCGTAGCAACACCTGGTTTTGTTGGGGCTGTAGCCTGGGCAGCAGTACCTACTGTATCAACACCAGCTGTAGTAGCTTTCTCATCAGCAAGAGGTTGAATCTCTTGGTCAGCAGAAGGTGTTATATAAGAATATGTAGGAGCCGCAACAGTAGTAGCTGGTGTGATACCACTTGATCCTGTCATACCGCCTGTCTGCATACCAATAGTTTTATTCTCAGGGGCAGTAGTAGGAATACCTTTCATTGCCTTAGCCTTACGCTCAAGACGTTGCACTAAAGATCGAGCATCGGGCTTAGACTGCATAAATGCTTCCATCTCATCTTCTTGCTCAGACCCAGTGTAGCCTGTCTTAGATAAGATCGTGTATTTTTGTTTATTGCTGAACGTATTAAGCATTCTATATTTCCTAAGTTAACGTCTGCTATCCATTTACTACTTCGTTAAGACCCCAGATCATTGCACCTGTACCACCTACAAAGAGTAATACTCCAATAGTCAGTGATATGCCCCAGAATAGTTTGTCTCTTGCTTTAGCTTGTGCCTCTAGTGCTTCTTTTTGTCTGACCCTAGCAGCAGCTTGTTCTTTAACGACTAAGTCCCACATCCCTGGTGGTCCATACAGTCTACACACTTCACGTAATTCGTTCTGTGCTTCTTTGTGTTTCATCTTAGCTTGGGCTATAGCAAACCCTTCTTCTTCAGATGAGGTAAGTCTACCTAGTGGTCCTTTGTGTCTACCCTGTTCAGCTAAACCTATGTCAGCTTCTAGTTTAGCTAACTTACCAAAGTGAGGCAGTAAGTCTGCTACATCACTACCAGCTTTAACTGCAGAACTAACTGCACCAGCTATCTTAGTAACTGCACCTGCTAAAGCTA